AGGAACCGCAACAATGCGTTCAACAGGCGGGTGGTCCTGGATAAACACAGAGCCAAGCGTGGGCAAAGAGCCGAAATTCTGGGCCAGATGCCAGCCGTCCAACGTCTGAGCGAAATTCGAGCGAAACTGACCAGTAATCAAAGACGGCTTATAACGATACTCAGCAAAGCGCTCCTGATAACCAAAAGCCGCCTCATTCTCAGCCGAATGAGAAGCAGGATCCTGCATATAGATCTCTTTATTCAAAACAGCCTGCTCACCGATATGAGAAAGCGCAGGCCAATAAAGATCGAAACGCGTATTCCGAGAAAACATACGATTGAGGCCTTGCTGATAAGAAAGATCAGCACGAACCGAAACAAAACCAAGAACCAAAGTATGCTCAGTGAAGGATTTGACGAAACCATGCCCATAGGCAGAAACAGTGCCAATAGCAGCAAGGTTAGCCTGAGGCGAAGTCGCATCCGTCGATGAAGTTTGAGCAATAGGACTGATATTGACGGGTGTAGAACCACCGCCTAAATACTCAGGACGCTGCAAACGAGCGTCAGGCGAAGTTACACCAAAATGAGCGCGAATAATCTCAGTGTACCGAGTACCGCCACGAGCATCACGCTCATAGAGCTTCTGAATCTGGAAAGCCTGACGAAGCTGATTAATAGTAGCAGCAGTCACATCAGAAAGATCAGCATAAATGTCGGGCTTACCGCCCGAAGCGGCGGTGCCGCGACCGTACCAATAATTGCCAGCGACATTTGCACCGATAACGTTCGCTGCCGGATAAGTCGTAGTAGCCGAAGCACCCGTTTCCCAAATACCAGAAACAGGACCTGAGCTATAAGTCTGAGTAGTTCGACCAATACCAGACACAGGCGCATCGCCAGACAAAGGGATGCTTACAGCAGGGCCTTTTTGAGGCCACGGGAGAGACGAAGTGAAATAATCGTGACGTTTGCCACGACGCAAAAGAACGTAGTCGGAAGGGTTATCAGGACCATCATCAAGATCAACAACCACAGAATCTTGAAGGTTCTCATCGCGAAACCATTCATTCCAAATAAGGTTGTAAGCACGAGAAAAAAGCGCCGACATAGTAAAATTCGGCACCTGAGTTGGAACGCCAAAATAGTCAAAAAGCGAACCATTGGCAAAGCCGGTAGAAGCCGGTGCAACAATCTGAGGGATCAAAAAATCCGTACTATCGCCGGGATTTTTTTGTTCACCCATAAACTTTTGAAAATTGTCCCAGACAAGACGATAAGGAACAGCGAAAAAAAACGAGTCCATGAACATATTGTCCATGATCGGAAAAATCGGGGTAGAGAGCCGAGCGAACGCGGTCATATGCAAATTGAACGTATCGCCGGGCAAAGCCTCATCCAGAAAAACAGGCACCAAATAACCACTATCAAAAGTGGTTTTATAGCCGCAAGAGCGGTCAAACTTCGAGCGCGGAATCTCCGCAGACGGAACACGCGAAAAGTCATGCGCCATATGAGATTGAATACGAGACAAAGAAACCTCCTATTTAAGAACGGCTGAAGCCGATCGAGCGGCGACAACCTCGTGGGCCTTGGCCAACACGAGTGGAAGAACGACAACATCAAACACGCCGTTGGCATCATCGAACTCGCCAAGATAGAACAAGGCATAGTCTTCAGGGGTAACGGCAAACTGATGCTCGGGATTGCTGCAAGCACCCTCAAAGGAGCGAATAGCTTCACCATGAGCGCGAGCATAAAAAGGCTGAAGATAAGCCTCAACCTTTGAATCGTACACGGAATAAATCTTATGGATCATTCAATAGTCCTCTTTAAATTGCGCACTTGCGCAGCCTTAACAACACCAGAAATAGCAGCCTTCTCATAAGAAAAAGGCTCACGCTCAAGAGACTTCAAATAACGAGAATGCTCAACCTCATCAAAAGAAACCTCAAACGAAACAGACTCCAAATCGAGCCGTTTAACAACATCATCATAATAACGAGGCGGGCGACACTTACGCCCATTCACCAACACAAAATCAGCCGGATAAACGTCAGTCGCAAAACGCTGAACCCATCTTAAACCGAGCCCGGGCCTTCTCGACATCTGCGTAAATTCCTCTCGGAGGCTGAATATCTCCCCTGTGGAGGGATCGACAAAACGTATAGTGGTCAGGCGCGCGGTCGCCAGTCACCTTCTTCATAATGTATCGCGCGACATAAGCCGCACTCTGAAACGTGACACCCCCAACAGTAGAAAAGCCATAAGGCCATAGCTTTTCAAGAGACTTCGATCTATAAAGTTTAGTACCACGACGCTCCTGCCAGAGCGTCAGATCATCAAAATTGAAATTGAAAAGGCAGGCATGATAATGAGGCCTGCCTTTTTTTTCGCCATACTCACCGCACATATAAAAGCGAATACCGTCGCCGTGGGCCTTGCGCAACCGCTTCATAAAAAGCTGAAAGTGCGCATAATGCAAAGAACGATCAGCAGGCAGATTATCATCATCATAAGTCAAGGTAATAAAACAATTGCGATCATAAAGAGAAGCCTCGTGCATACAACGCACAGCCCATTGACGAGATCGCTCAAGACGACAGCCAAGACATTGTCCGCAAGGAACATAAAGATCAGGCGAAGGAGAGGAACACCGAGCCGGATGATATCGAAAAATAAGACGCTTATCATTGGTCACCGGATCAGGTCGCCAAGCCTCCAAAGGGAAATAACATGGCATTTGTCAACCCCTTAAAAACGGATACCGCCACGCATCACTTTGGGCCGCACATTCTTCGTGTGGACCCTTGACGCTGTTTTTGAAAACAGCTTTTTAGAACGCTTCTTAGATAGCTTCATACGCTTGCGCATTTTGAACCTCGATTTGAAAGGTGGTGTCACTCCGCACAGTTAACATCTAGTAGGATACTGTGCGGCGCCTCACCACGTCTAGTGGCGAGGCGCAAAAAAGGGGGCAGTTCGTTAAGAACCACCCCACATATACCGGCCCCAAACAGGCCTAGGAGCCCGCAGGAGGCTCTACAAGAGGCTCGGCAGGGGGAAGGGAAGGGGCAACCAGAGGGGGCTCAGGAGCCCTCTCAACGGCCAAACCAAGCCGCACCATTTCTTCGCCATTGGCCGGATCAGCGGCAAAAGCCACAAATTCCGCAGGGTTATTCGAAAACCGCTTGCGCACCTGGGCAGGCAAACCATCAAACGCAGCCTGGGCAGCGATGACCTGGTTAAGGGAGGACTGAAAGTCTGGAACCTCCGACGCATCAAAATAAACAGGCTCACGATCAGGCCTCGAGCTGAAAAGACCAGTCTGATCCCACTGCCGGACGATGCGATTGATATCGCACTCATCGAGGAAAGACTGGTGAGCAAGGGAAGGGCCAAAATCACATTGAGTGGCCGATAAAGAATAATCCGCGCTCTGACCATCATAAGCAGAGCGAAAACGAGAAACCAAAGCAACAGGCGCTTTCATAAAAACCTCCTATTTAATCATGCCAAGGCCAGTAGTAACGGCCGACTTGGCAGAATGCGTTAAAAGATCACCAAAATAAGGGACGACATTGCGCCCCCACCAAGAATTAGCAGCCTTCTCAGCATTGCGAGCCTGAGGAAGCTCAGCTGAGCGAAGCGCGTTAGACGTAGCGATAGCTTTAGCATTTTGAGCAGCAGTCAAAGCATTAATCTTAGAAAGAGCAGTATCAGCACGAATTTTCTCAACATTCGCAGAGGACGCGAGCGTATCCATGCGCGTCTTAGCGGCAGTAGTATTATTAAGATTAGTCGTGGACTGAACATTTTCACCCTGCAATTTCTGCAACGAAACCTGAGAATTAACAGAACGATTTTGACGAGCAGAATTGAGAGCAGGAGATAAAACATCAACAACAGGCGCAGAAGCGCCAGAAGGCGTAGAAGCGCCGCCTTGAGAATACGCAAGCATTGGATTAAGACCAGCAGCCTTCATATCAGCAACAGCCCGCTGATAAGAAGTGTTAGACATCTGCCGTTGAAAAGCCATCTGCTTATTAGCATTGCGAGAAGCGGAATTATTCTGAAGAACACCGCCGAGCAAAGAGCCACCAGTAGAAAAAATATCGCCATATGAAATGCCGCCAAGAGAACCGCCGCCAGAAGCAGAAGCAGGCGCGGACGATGAGCCGATGCCAGAACCGGCATTATAACCACCAACAGCGCCAGTAATGGCACCAACTGGACCACCAGTGAAAAAACCGCCAACAGCGCCAGCGACACCACCGATAAGACCTCCAAGGAAAGACATGAGAAACCCCTAAAAATGGTCGATTAATCCGGGAACGGAATACATAGGCATAGGACGAGCGCAAACCAATTTGAAATAACTATCAAAAAGAAACTGCGGATAAGTAGGAACCGCAACAATGCGTTCAACAGGCGGGTGGTCCTGGATAAACACAGAGCCAAGCGTGGGCAAAGAGCCGAAATTCTGGGCCAGATGCCAGCCGTCCAACGTCTGAGCGAAATTCGAG